TCACGTAGCCGTTTAGCTGTCAAGTAGTTTATATACTTGCGACGATCAACAAGATCCCCAAGATGAATAATATTAGTAATACCTTCTCTGTCGAGGGTTGGAAAAAGATTTCATCTAAAAACTTCTTCATTTGGTTGTGCATAATTATGGAGTCATTTCTGATTCCGTAGTGAGTGTCGGAAATTAAAGCAACGCGCATTGAAATCTCTCAATATAATTAATCATGTTTTTCATAATATCTCTATCTTCTTTTAAAAGGCCCAGACTAGTATTACAAGGACCACACAACAATGCTCTTACTATACCCGTTTCATGATTGTGATCAACAGCTAATTTTTGATTTAAATTATCTTGGTGTTGATTACAAATAGCACAACAATATTTTTGCTCTACTAACAAAGTTTGATATCGTTCTCTATCCATACCATATTTTTTAAGATTGTACCCATGATATTTCTCTTTGTTTTTTTCGTAGTCTTTTGTTACCCAACGACTCTGTGTGTCTCGATAAGGTTTAGTTTTTGAATATTCTTTCTTCCATTCCCTGCCTTTATCGGATTTGATATATTTTTTATATATTTCAGGAGATCTATTTTTAGTACTATTAGCAGCACACTCAACACATGCCCAATTGCTAACATACTTTTCCTCTTTACCACATGACTTACATGGCTTACCAACGTAGGTCTTCAAGCCATTTGATATCGCAACATCTCTATTATTATTCTTATTAACCATTAGTAACTCCCAAATGTGTTATTGTTTTATTTATAAACATTGGGGTTTTGAGATTAATTCATACGTTGTTTCTACCAATGCGTGAATAATTTAGTTTTGACTTGGTTTTCTTATCAAACACCTGTCTAGTTGGGCTACCTGCTTGTTTTAAAGCTGCATCGCAATAATCACGAATAGCCTCTAGGCGCAATGTATAAGTATCTCTCATATGATCATGTTTAGCATTCATTAAATTTTCTGCAACATCAACAACGATCTGAGGGACCATATGTACTCTATTCTGGTTCAGGCTCATAAAACTTCTCCACGCCTTGCTTGCGAGCCTTGCTCTTCTTTTGTTTATCAGCTTGTTTTTTATCGTAAGAAACAACTAGACCCTTCATATATTCATTATCTAGATTGACTGAGACGTTCCTATTATCTTCACCGATACCTTGTTCGGCAAGCATACCTTCAAAATAAAAATTTTCCAATGTCTTCTGTTTAATATAGAGATGCTTCTTTTCTTTATCAATACGTCTAATAAAAGCGAACCAAATAATTTGCGTGAAATATGCAAATGGATTGTCTGATTTTTCTGGATTAAAATTATTAAAGTAGTTAATACAATTTTCTAAACCATCGGAGATCATCTCATCTCTAAACGTGTAGCTAACAAAATTAGGCTTTAAAGAAAGTCTGGTAGCAATTTTATACAGACACTCACCCATATACGAATTGATCCGAGGGTCTTGTTTACCTTCTGCACGAGCTTTTTCCACATCAGCTTTATGCTTGAGAATTTCTGTATAGAATCTTTTATTATCTACGTAATGTTTATTCTTCTTGGGATCAGCCATGGCAATTCCTTAACTTTATTAATATTCTCTAATTACTACTATATCATACTTGTAAAATAAAATCAATCGATTAATGTAGATATTTAAGTTTGTTTTTAACCGGCTCTGGTTCTTCTTCGGTTTTTTTAAAAACAGTTTTTTCTGTTTTCATCACGCCAACTAGTTCGTGATAATATATTTCTACTTCCTTGGACACAACAGAATAACTCATAATACTCTTTCTATAGAAAGATACTATTCCTGATTTTGCCAATGGCATGTATGGCAACGTGTATATTAAATCATCTTCTTTCATAAAAATAATAGGGTATTCTACCGTCATGATATGCTCATCCCCATCGCTGATAACTTTTGCAATAATTGGGGGGCTGCCTGGTACCGTAAATAATACTAACTTCATCATAGCTCCGTATTGTATATTTTATATTCAAAATTTTCAGTATTATAAATGTCCAATCTGCTAGCAAAGTGTTGGAGAGTAAAATTAATATTGGTGCCAGATTTTAAATCATCTGCTAAATCATACAATATCATTTCAGATTTGTCATCCCCAATGCGAAGTCCACGGCCGATAGACTGTAATATTCTAACACGAGACTTAGAAGGAGAAGCAAGCACCACACTGTGAAGATTTCGTATATTGATTCCTGTAGAAAAAGTTCCATAGCTTGCCACAATAATAGCATTGGATTCTGTTTCAACAATTCCTCTAATTTTCTCTCTATCGACACCATCAATGCCTCCATGAACAAAATATATTTTACGATCTTTGTCTTTCGTTGTTATCATGTCATATAAGATTTTACCATGCTTATCAACATACTGGAATAATACTAGCGAATTGCCTTTTAATGATAAAGCAAGATTGCGAATAAATTTATTTCGCTTTTCATGTCTAACTAGGAAATCCATTTCATCTGGATAAGTAAATTTCTTAGCCAGCTTTCTATCATCGCTATTATGTTTTAAAATGATTGCTTTAATTTTAAGATTGGCTATATGACCTTGTTCCATTAATTCAGCTGAGGTAGTTACTTGCTTAACAGGTCCAAACAAACCTTCAAGTGTAATCTTATTGGTCAAGGAACCATCCAATGTTCCTGTAAATCCATAACGGTATTTACAGTAAATTAATTTTTCCATAATAGACTTAAGGGATGTAGCTTTGAATAAATGTACCTCGTCACCTATCACACAACCAAATTGATTAAACCAATCCTTAGGCATTTTGTAAATAGATTGCCATGTAGATATAACAATAGGGCTCTTAGATACTTTATCAACACCTGCTGTGATAGAATGAATATCGAGGTCAGCGGTGGTGTAACTATCAAAATCTTTTTTCATTTGCATAACGAGAGAGACAGTTGGAACAATAACCAGAGTCTTCATTCTCATCATATTATAATAACGAGCTAATAGAAAAACAATAAGGCTTTTACCGGATGCTGTGGGCGAAAGAAATACACCACGTTCATTACTAATAGCATTGGTGAAAGCTGCTAGTTGATAGTCTCTAGGTTCTTTAGTAAGATTAAATTCTTTCAGATCATAATCATATTTGTCAGGTTTTAATTCTTTATCTATTTCTATATCATAATTACGCGCCGCAGCAAACTCAGTAATCTCTTTAACTAGGCCTGTATATGTCAACCCAGTTAGAGAATTTAATAATCTAATTTTACCATCCCAAAATTTATTTCTAAACGCAGGAGAAAATTTAGCTCCAGGTATTTCAAACGTCAAGTGATCTGCGAGCTCTTGCACTACAGACGGTTCACTAGCAACCCTTAGGTAAACTTCATTTACCTTTTCAAGTTTCAACTTATCACGCGCCCACTTGGAATTTGGCAAATTCTATCGCATTCTTAATCAAATATCCTCTATTATTTATAGAGCGAATAATTGACTCCAATGCATCAACTTTTTCTTGTTGCATTGCAATGCGAAGATTTAATTTGATAACATCCTTATCAGCATCCATGTACATATGAATATCTGATTTTAATACAGACAAACGAAAAGGTTCCCAACCATTTAATTTGAGATCCTCTTCAGGCATAACACCTCTATAATAATCGTGCTTTTGTAGTACTAGCTCTTTGCGTTCCTCCTCTGATCGTTTAAGCAACAATCTTTCTTCAGAGAACACTCTTAAATATTTGCTATGCAATTTTGGAAGCTTAAGGCTTTCTTCACCCAACTCAAGACGGTTCACATTGCAGTCCTCAGACCACATTTCCATAATATCATCTAATTTCATAATAAACCTTATTGGATTTTATTGATATGGTAAATTTGGTACTTAAACGTAACAGTCACTGTAATATAATTAACATCCGTATCAGTAACATTAAAATCAACATCACTTATATTTGTTGGATATAAATTGGTAAAATTAACTTCAAAGTTAGGTACCAAATCACTTGTTAATATGGTCAGCGTAGCATCCGAATATACAGTTTGCTTGGAACCATATGCATTAGAGGCATTTTTCAATACCTGGTATTGTTCAAAACTCTCTGGAAAGCCAATAGATGTTAACCAGGTGTATATCTCGAGATATGATGTAAGATCTTCATCCAATCTAAATGTCAACTCAAAGTCACCATAGTCTAGCTTATTGCCGGCAATTTCTAACATTTTAAATGGTGTTGGTATTTCTACCATACCAAGAGATATTGCTGGCAGCTTAACATTAGTAATAAAAAAGTTCACGCTAGGAGTCCTGGCCAATTTGAACCTGAACCCTAGCGGTGAAAGAAAATTAATATTTGCTGGTTGATCTGTAATTAAAGCCATAAACCACTCCTTATTGAGTATTTATGCCAACTTGCTTGCTTTGTTTAATATCCTGAACAGTATCAAAAGCACCCTTAATCAAGTACACCATCAACACAATGAATGAACCAATCGTTGCCAATAGAGCGACAAAAAGAGAGAACATCATAATAATATCCGCTGGTGAATAACAAGCCTTAAGTTCTAACATAATTAATCTTTCTTATTTGAACGGAAATTACCAAAGATAGGCAACAACAGCAGAACTGCAAACCATGTCTCAATATTATAGGGAATATTGAGAGCAGGGAACAATGTGTCTAGAGCCCAGATTGTAAGGAAAGGTCCTGTAACAATTAGAACAAGGGCGCCCAAGATAATCAATAACTCTTTCATATTAAAATTCCTCTTCTAATGCGTTATCTGTTTCTTCATAATCAGCGTCTTCAACATACACTGGATCTGTATCAATATCCATCGTTCAAATCCTATCGATAATAAATTCGTAAACTGCACAGATTGTCAGTAGACCAAAGCCCAACTCAATCCATGGTGCATATGCAAATAATACGATCATTATATTAAGCTCCCTGTAAAGCTAGAACATCATCATAATTCTCGTATGCATGACCAAGCTCTTCATACATTGCATTATCCAATGCGTCAGCTTGCTTGATAAGCTGATCGATGACATCCAGGATCTCGTTTTCAAGACCCTGACGTGTTACATTACAACGACGTGCATAATCGATAACTTCAGAAAGACGCTCGGCAATCGTGACTGCTTCATTGACGTTCATTTGTATATCTCCATTGCTCATATTATTAATATAGAGGTTTTATTAAAAAAGGTCAACAGGTATTTTCACATTGACCAATAAGCTTCGGAAGCTGGGTTGCAGCAATAAGGAGTTGAGGCTAAGATGACGACATCTTTGCCAGTCATTAAGCTCTTAACGACAACCGTACGCTTGGATTCAACATACACCTTGCGGTATTTACGGATATGAAACTTGGCAGTGGTTAGCGTCTTGCCCATCTTGTGGCACAATTCCGAAAGGATTTCCAGATCAGTTTCTCCAGCTTCCATCGCTGCCAAAACAACATTCTTAACCTGGTACTTCTTAGAACGGTTAGTCATTTGAATCTCTCCATTGCTCATATTATTAATATAGGGGATATATCAATTAATGTCAACAAAATAATTTAAAATAATCATAAAACATGCCCTTGATAATACAGGGTTTTTTATTTTAATTTTCCCTGTGTTTTCAAGGGGTGATTTTTTAATAAAATCGTTGCCTTTTTACCCAAGCTGTCCTATTATAATAATATAAGGAATGGAGATACAAATGCAGTTAATCACTAAAGGCAATGTTAAGACGACTCACCAGGCATTTTATGTCGATAAAAAGAATAAGGCCAAGACCAAGAATCGTGTTGAAATTGCTTCGAAGTTGATTCCATTTTTGAAAACCAAGTTGAATTTTGCTTCTGATTTAACGATTATTATATCGTTTATTAAAGCAAAAAAAACAGCTGGTATGTACCAGCCTACTTATAGAACTGCCATAGTTGATCCTCGGATGGGAACTATCGAGCAGTTCGTAGATTGCCTCTGTCATGAATTAATCCATGCAGAACAATATCACACTGGCATGCTTAGCACCGTATTTGATTGCAATGAAGGCACCAAGTTTGTTTGGAACAAAGGCCAACC